TGTTCCGTAATGGGGTTAGAACTATGACAAACATACCCGATAGAGCCAGAATGCTGTGCTATTTGCGGATGAATGATACCTGGTCAGCTTATGAGTGGCAGAACGGCACGACTGGAAAAGTTGAACCAGTCATAAACGAGGAAAGATAATGGCAGGGAAGACGAGACGGAGCAAGAAACTGAGCATCGCAGTCAGGCAGAAGGGGCAGCAAGCAATCCGTCTAAGGATGGCTGGTGCTACCATAAACCAGATAGCAGAACAGCTTGGATACGCTAACGACTCCGGTGCGTATAAGGCTATCATGAGGGAGCTAGAACAAACAGCACAGGACATGGGGGAGAGTACCGAGGCAGTCAGACAGTTAGAGATTAAACGGTTAGATCAGATGCTGTTCCCGATCTGGCCCCAGGTACTAGCAGGTGATCAGGGAGCCATTGGCACAGCCCTCCGCATCCAAGAGAGGAGAGCAGCCCTGCTAGGACTAGATGCACCCAAGCAGATAGAGGCTAGGGTAAGGGTAGATGTCATAAGCTGGAACCAAGCCCTGAGAGACTTCCTTGATGTCTACCGTCAATACCACAGCACAGCACCAGAGGCTCCGATGCTACTGGCAGACCTGGACAAGATAGGACAGGAGAGGTTCGCTGGTGTACAGTAGCCAGGACAGGACAGGGGAGTTGCCAGGATACACAGCAGTTGGAGGGGTGGGTGATTCACCCATTCACAGATTTTTTGCAAAGTTTTGGATTCGGTTTTCTGGAGGTAACCATGCAGATTAAGAACAGGATCAAGGAACTGAGACAGGTGAAGGGGTCGGAGTTGTTGCCCAATCCTAAGAACTGGCGTACTCACCCCTCCCAACAGGCTGACGTTCTACGGGGTGTTCTGGCAGAGATAGGGTATGCGGATGCCCTGATAGCCTACGAAACTCCCGACGGGTTAATGCTGATAGATGGTCATTTAAGGGCAGAGACAACTCCTGATATAGAGGTTCCTGTTCTTGTCACGGATTTAACTGAGCAAGAGGCAGATATGTTATTGGCTACGCTAGACCCTTTGGCGGCGATGGCTAGCCGTGACCAGGATAGTTTGCTGTCTTTGTTGGGGACTCTTGATGTACAGAACGATTCCGTGCGGGTGATGCTTGATGCGTTGGTGGAAGGAGAGAACGAGTTCTTGCCAGACCCAGGGGAGACACCAACATTGGATTCTTTGACGGACGAGTACGGGGAATATGACCCCTCGGCTTTATGGCCTGAGATACGTTTGAAAGTGCCGCCAGAACTCAAGGCACAATTCGACACCTGGTTAAACGGTGGCGAGGGCGATAATGAAGTGGAGAAACTTGCGCATTTACTTAGTTGACACTAACCCAGGGAACATTCAGGCGGGGGTACAGGGCAACCCCACGACTCGTCTAAAGTTTTTGCTGTCGTTTTATTATTATCGTAAGGTTGATCTGGAACAGGCGTTTGGTAATCCTCGGCCTCAGTTAATGGCTGACTCTGGAGCGTTTTCTGCTCTCACTTTGGGCGCGCCCATTGATATCAATGAGTATGCTTTATGGATAAAACGGTGGGAGCCGTTACTTGAGACATACGCGAATCTGGATGTAATAGGGAACGCAGGGGCTACATTGGACAACCAACATAGACTTGAGGATATGGGTCTACACCCGTTACCTGTTTTTCATGTAAACGAACCCTGGGAATACCTGGAACATTATTTAGAAAAGTATAATTATATTGCCCTCGGGGGATTAGTTGGGGTTAATCGGATGAAAGGCATGATGCCCTGGCTTGTTAAGGCGTTTCGTATGCTACGCCCAGGTCAGTATTATCACGGCTTCGGATTAACGAGTTGGCCTATGTTAGCGGGTTTGCCCTGGGGATCGGTAGATTCCTCAAGTTGGGGATCGGGCTATAGATACGGTAGCATGCCAGTATTTTCGATGCGTTTGGGCAAGTTTGTTTATGTGAGGCTAGGCGATGCGTCCTCTTGTTTTCGGTGGCGGCATCTGTTTGCATTGCATGGATTCCATTGGCAGGACTTCGGCGATCGTTCCCGTTATGACCAAAGTAAGGTGATAAAGGTGTCGGCTACTGCTTATATGAAAGCCGAGGACTGGTTAACCCAACGCCATAACAGCCCCTCGTCCATCTATTTGGCGGGTCTGGGGACAAGTGATTTGGACAATGTGAAAGGGGTGTTACCTCATGTGTAGTATCTTCGGGGCGATTGGATTGAGTATAGACGAGGATATGGTGGGACGTATTTCCACAAGGGCAAAGGATAGGGGTCGTGACGGTGGTTTAGTACAGAGATTTGAATTGCAAGGGGGTTATACGCTCGTGTTGGGGAACTGGCGAGCTACTCCCACAACGGAACTAGAAGTCTCACCGCTACAACCCTATGAAGGGATTGTACATAACGGCATCATAGCCAACGACGTAGAATTAGGAAACCTGGATGGTTCTGTGGACTCCATGATACTGCCCCAGGTGATAGACCGTTCGTCCCTGGAGGCAGTCGTCGATTCGGTACAGAAAATTCAAGGAAGCTACGCTATGGTTATTCGGGCGGAGGCTACAGCGTTCGCAGTGGTTAATTATAAACCTTTATATCTGTTGAAAAGGGGGGAGACGATATACTTCAGCAGTATGGAAAGACACTTGAGTTCGGAATGTTCGTTTGGGGAACGCCCAGGGAGGGTCGCTCCCTATACAGCGGTTGATTTGAGGTCGGGAGAAACGAAGCCCCTGCCTCGACGAGAAAATAACAAGGCTTTAGTGATTTGTTCGGGAGGCCTGGATAGTACGACTGTCGCATACTCTTTGCACGAACAGGGGTACGACATTTCCTTGCTGTATTTCATGTATGGTTGTCAGGCAGAAACCCAAGAACTGGAAACAGTCCGTCGCATTGGGCAACACCTAGCAGTTCCAGTCATCTCTCAGGCCATCGACTATACATCCCTCAGAGGGGAATCCCCTTTATTAACAGATAGACAGATAGCTGACGGCATAACTGGTGCAGAGTTTGCTAGTGAATGGGTTCCTGCGCGGAACCTTGTTATGCTTGCTTATGCCACAGCCTATGCGGAAGCCAATAACTTCACCACGTTAGCCCTCGGCAATAACCTGGAGGAGAGTGGCAGTTATCCAGACAACGAAGAAGAATTCACTACGTTATTTGCGTCGGTGTTGGACTATGCTGTAGCGGCGGGGGGGCGAGTGAAGATTGTGACCCCAGTTGGCAACCTCATGAAACACGAAATTGTCTCCCTGGGACATCGTCTGGGAGTGCCGTATGAACTAACGTGGTCATGTTATCGTGGAGGGGAATTTCATTGCGGTAGGTGCGGCCCTTGTTTCATGCGATATACGGCCTTCCAACGGAACAACTTGCAAGACCCAACTATTCGAGAATTAGTGGTATGAATATAAGCATTGGACGAGAGTTTTGGTTTAGTATGGGGCATACGTTACACAATCACCCTGGGAAATGTGCCAATCTCCACGGACATAACTACCGATTAATCGTGGAGATACAGAGCGACCAGGTAAATCGGGAGTCAATGGTTATGGATTTCGGTGACCTCAAGGACATTGTAAACAGGGTGATAGACGAGGATTATGACCATCGGTTCCTCGTATGTTCCTCCGACCCCAGGGCAGAACTACTACGAACCATAGACCCGACTGTCAATATCGTCTGGTTTAATCCAACCGCAGAAATGATAGCCGAATCAATCAAGGCAAGGCTAATTCCCAAACTGGGGGAAGTTACCCTGTCCAAGGTAACACTCTGGGAGACGGAGAACTCATATGCGGAAGTATAGTGTCCATAAGATTTTCGGCCCCACTATACAGGGGGAGGGTGGTATGACAGGAACGGTCTGTCACTTCATCAGGTTATCGGGTTGTAATATGTGGGATGGAAGACCCGAAACCAGGGGGGCATCTTTGTGTCCATTCTGTGATACTGACTTCTTTTCCCATACCATGATGACAGCCGATAACATTATCGAACAACTGGACTCCCTTGGTCGCAAGGGTTGGGTCACTATATCGGGTGGTGAACCTGCGCTACAGTTAGATGAACCTCTGGTAAATTCTCTCCACGGGGCGGGTTACCTGGTGGCAATAGAAACCAACGGCACGAAACCCATTGCAGGAAAAGTTGATTATTTAACGCTGTCCCCGAAGCTGTCTAGGCGTGAAACGGTAGTGACAGACTGCGATTCCTTAAAACTTTTATACCCACATCCGAACCCGTTAATACGACCTGAGTTGTTCAATGACATTAACGCACGGGATAAGTATCTTCAGCCGATAGATACGGGCAGCGACCAGGGCAACCAGGTTAATGTGCGGAGAACTATAGACAAGCTGTACGAACTGGACGGGTGGCGGTTAAGCCTTCAGACTCATAAATATGCAGGAGTGGAATAATGCATAAACAGGATATAGCATCCTCGGTTCTAAGGTGTCTGGAATACCTGGGCGAAGACCCCTCACGGGATGGGTTACGGGATACACCCCGTAGAGTGGTGGCTTCATGGCGCGAGTTATACGGGGGGTATAATGTAGACCTGTCAAGCTTGTTGCGTTGGTTCGATGATCCTACAGACGAGATGATTATATCCAAGGATATCCAGTTTTATTCCATGTGTGAGCATCATATGCTTCCCTTCTTTGGACGGGCGGCAGTTGGGTATATTCCCAGAGGGAAGGTTATCGGGATATCAAAACTGTCCCGCATTGTGGAGACATATGCCAGACGGCTACAGACTCAGGAACGGTTAACGCATCAAATCGGAGAAGCGTTGGAGGATATGGTGGAAGGGGTAGCCGTACATATCACGGCACAGCATTTCTGTATGATGGCAAGGGGGGTTAATCAACAGCATAGCGAAATGGTCACCAATTATCTGACAGGCCCATTTCGTGATACCCCAGAAGCCCGCAACGAGTTTCTGATGGCGGTGGCTAAATGACAACGGGTAACATATCTGTTCTGTTGGCCTCAGATTACTGGGACGATACGGTTAACAAATGGCAACCGTTACCTCACCAGGTTCCACCGCCTGGGGACTGGTACGTCTGGCTCCTGTTGGGCGGGCGTGGGTCTGGTAAGACGATGGCAGGAACGCACTTTGTTCTAGACCATCTGAGAAGCCAGGGGAGGAAGGCAAGGGTTGGGATAGGTGCGCCCACGATAGCAGATGCCAGGGACGTATGCGCCGAGGGTGTTACTGGCCTGATTAGCCTAGCCCCAACTGAGTTTAGGTATAACCGTTCAATGGGTGAAGCCCATCATAAGGATGGGGGATATGTGAAGTTTATGGGGTCTGAGGAACCTGCCAGGTGGAACGGCCCTCAGTGGTCGTTGCTATGGGCTGACGAGTTGGCCTTATGGAACGAGTCCAGTTGGCATCAGGCTCAGTTTGGTTTGCGTCTTGGAGAACATCCCAGGGCAATCGTTACCACTACTCCCAAGAACAGGGAGTTCGTTCGTACCCTGTCCGAACTTGGAACCACGGCTACTATCAGGGCTACAACCTACGATAATCCGACGCTATCCCATACAGTACAGGAACGACTCCGTCAACAGTACGGGGGAACCAGGATCGGACGGCAGGAGATATTGGCCGAGTGGTTGGATGATGTACCTGGTGCGTTGTGGCAATGGTCAATGATTCACTCAAAACCCCTCTTGGAAATTCCTGCCCTGGAGAGGATAGTGGTGGCAATAGACCCTGCGACCACAACCAACAAGACCTCTGATGATACAGGGATTGTAGTTGTGGGTCGTGCCGATACCGATGAATACTATGTCCTGGCAGATTACAGCGGCAAGTATAGCCCTGATGCTTGGGCGGGCAAGGCTATAGATGCGTATGAGACACACAAGGCAGACCGCATAATAGGGGAGACGAACAATGGTGGAGATATGGTGGAACATACTCTTAGGACTGTCAGGACTGGTATACCTTATACTTCTGTTCATGCTACAAGGGGCAAGCGTATAAGAGCCGAACCTATAGCTGCGCTGTATGAGCAGGGCAAGGTATTCCATGCCCCAGGGCTTAACGATCTGGAGGAGCAACTGGTATCGTGGACACCAGACAGTGCAGGAAGTCCAGACCGTCTTGATGCCCTGGTATGGGCAATGACGGAGTTAAGCCAGAAGGGAAAGCCGAATATTAGATGGATAACAATATGAGATGGAATCTGTTTGATGACAGACGGGGGCTGATACCCGTCGTACTGTTACGAGCAAGGATAGCTTTATGGTGGAAAGTTGCGACACATCCTATCAACCTACGGCGGGCAATTGCAGGATTGATGGAGTTCGCAGGAATAGCCCTCCTATTGGTTGGGCTATATCTAATCCATACCCTGGCATTCGTTCTCGGATTGGGGGCATTGTGCCTCCTGCTTTCCCAGGGAATAACATCTGGAAGGGGTGAAGAATGACACTATTAAGACGTTCCATACAATCTCTGTTTAAGGCCAATACTGAACGGCCACCGATGGCAATTGCATCGGGTGCAACTTTGGCGGGTATCCAAAACGGTGGAGTGAACAATACCAACCAGGTAAGCCAGATGCAAGCTATGGCAACAACCTCATGGCTGTTTGCTGTGGTGGATAGGATAGCTGCATCTGCGGCGGCTGTTCCCTGGGGGTTATTTCGTTCAATGCCCTCTGGAGAATCCCAACTGGTTCCCAAGCATCCGATTATGGATTTATGGCAAGCGGTAAATCCCTTCTATACCAGGCATGAATTCCTTGAAACATCAATACAGCACTTTGAATTAACTGGTGAGATATGGTGGCTGATAGTCAGGAACCGTGG